AATTGCCAACCAGGCGGACGAGAAGAAGTCGGCGGACGGCATGGAGGATCTAGAGGACGAGGCGTGGACCGAACACGTCGACCGTCGCCGGCCAGCCGAGCCGAACCGCCCGGAGAGTGACGAGGACGATGACGGCACGATTGTGGCCAAGGCCGAGCAGGCCGACCGGGATTTGGACGAGGCACGGGCTGCCGGCGCCGACGACGTCCGTGTCACCAACGGCGAGACGTACTACCGCCTGATCGTGAACGGTCAGGAACGCTGGATGACCCTTCAGCAGCTTCGTGAAAATGCCAGTAAGGTCTCGGCGGCGGACGAATACTTGCGTTCCGCCAAAGAACTCGTAAAATCGAACCTAACCGCCAGTCCATCCTCACAGGACGACATGGCGAACTCGGCGCGAGGCCGGGTGCGTGAACTGCTCAACCGCGCAATCATGGGTGAGCAAGAGGCGATTGACGAGTTGGCACAGGCGATTGAGCGACCATCCGCTAACGTGGACGTCGCAAAGCTTGTGGACGAGCGAGTTGATGGTCGGTTGACGTTTCGTGAAGCTGTCAATTGGTTCGACAAGGAGTACCAGGCAGAACTCTCTGATCCGCGCATGAAGGAATACATGGTCTGGAAGGACGCGCAGCTCGCGCAGGCCAACCCCACCATGGATTTCAAAGAGCGTCTACGCCAAGTTGGCGAGGAAGCTCGAGCGCTGAGAGGTCGACCTGCTGCCCCCGCTGCTGATCCGCAGCGTCGAGCCGATAAAGAGCAACGCAAAGCGTCAGTTCGGGCGATTCCGGTGGCCGGCGGACGGCAAGCGGATGAGGCCGACGAGGACGATGACGAGACCTACGAGATGTCCATTGCAAGAATGGCAAAACTCAGGGGTCAGGCGCGTCCGACTGTACATCGACGTTAAACCCTCGCCATGGTGGCGAGGCCAACATTAGGAGTCTCGCCACATGGCAGGTCAGGTTTGGGCTGTTAACAGCCTCGGCGGCTACCTCTACAGCCGTCAGCTTTCCAACGTACTGCGCGCCAACGTGCAGCCACTCGTCAAGTTCCGTCAGTTCGCTGACGTTCACGACATTTCACAGCAGGGCAAGAAGAAGGGTGACACCTTCACGTGGGACGTGTTCTCGGACGTCGCGGCGGCTGGTGCCGTCCTCGTCGAAACGAACACGATGCCGGAAACCAACTTCACGATCATTCAGGGCACTCTGACGGTCACCGAAGCCGGTAACTCGGTCCCGTACTCGGGCAAGCTCGACAACCTGTCGAAGTTCCCGGTTGAGGACGTCATCAAGAAGGTCCTCAAGAACGACTGCGTCAAGTATCTGGACCGCGCTGCGTGGACCCAGTTTAACCAGACGTTGCTCCGCGCCATCCCGACGGGCGGCACGTCGACCTCGGCGGTCACGCTCTACACCAACGGCACCGTTACGGGCACCAACTCGGTCGCGTTCAACAACGCGCACGCGAAGGCGATCGTGGACGCCATGAAGGAGCGCAACATCCCGGCGTACATCGCGGACGACTACTACGCGATCGCGTGGCCGACGACGCTCCGCACGCTCAAGAACAACCTCGAAACGATCCACCAGTACTCGGACACGGGCTTCAACCTCATCATGAACGGTGAGATCGGCCGCTACGAGAACACCCGCTACATCGAGCAGACCAATATCGCGAAGGGTACGGGTACGGACGGCGTCACGACGACCTCGTGGACCAACGGCCAGTCCGACTGGATCTTCTTCTTCGGTAACGACACGGTGGCCGAAGCCATCGCGGTTCCCGAGGAAATGCGCGGCAAGATTCCGACCGACTACGGTCGCAGCAAGGGCATCGCCTGGTACTACCTCGGCGGTTTCGGCATCGTTCACACGGCGGCGATCAACACCCGCATTGTGAAATGGGACTCGCAGGCTTAAGGAGCCATAGCAATGTCACTGCAAAACACCACCAAGAACATGGCCTACGACAACGCCGCGTACATCGCTCGCGGCGTTTTCACCACGGTCATGACGGCTGGCTCGGGCGGCGTCTCGGGCAAGTTCGTCGCTCACGCCAACATGCTGTTGTTCGGGCTCAACGCCTATACAACCACGGCTGGCACCTCGACCTACACGGCGACCCAGTACTATAACTACTCGGGCAGCTCCACCGCAGCATCGGTCCACGTGAACGCGTCGCAGCTCTCGCTGATCCGCATCACCAACACCGCAGCTGCGGGCGTCGCGCCGTCCCTGTCGACCTCCACGATCGGTCCTTTCTACGTCGACACGCTGTTTGCGAACGGCACGGCGACGGGTCAGATCGGTGCAATCGCGCAGGTCGCGCTCAACACCAGCACGGGTTCTGCGGGTCTCAACGGCCTCGCCATCAACCAGGGCGACCAGATCTACGTCGTGAACGGCACGGACACTTCGTCCGTCAACCTCATCACGATTGATTACTCGGTCCTCCCGCTCGCTAACGTCGTGGCATAAGGAGTATCCACATGCCGAAGATCACTCAGCCGGGACGCAAGCAGTACGAGACGCCGCAGGTCACCCCGGACCAGCTCGCAACCGAAATGTACGGCGGCATGGCGCCGTCGCACATGGACATCATCAAGTCGGCCAACGCTCGCGCCCAGAAGCGGCACGAGATGAAGGGCCAGCACGTCGCGGACATTGAGGTGCTGCCGGACAGCGCCGAGATGATCCACAACGAGATGGTCGGCGTCCGCAATTCGGGATACCTCGTCAAGAAGGGCCTCGAGTTCGGCGTCAACGCGTTCTACAATTCCCTGCCCCCGGGTATGGACATTGAAGATCAGGAAGTTTCCGACATCCGCAAGATGGATCTTTACGCCTACGAGGGCGGTCTGGGCTACCCGGGTGACGGGTGGGTTTACCGCGCTTCTGGTTCGATGATGCCGAAGAAGATGGACATGGGCCGTCCGGAAGAAACGAACTACCTCGGGTCGAAAAAGATCTAACCGCTGGAGCCAGTCATGCCGAAGATCGTGCAAGAGAAGTTCCAGGTTAACTACCCGGACAGACAGTCAAGCGCAGAGAATCAGCATGGCTGGCTCACCGACCTTGAGGCGCGAGCCAAAAAGATGATGCCGGGGCGCGAAGGCGTTCCCGGTGGCGACGGTGAGTCGCGGTTCATGAACAACGCGGCGTTTTTCAACTCGCTGCCGCCCGGGATGGACATTGAGGATCAGGAGATCGTCGACATCCGCAAGATGGGCGTCAACGTGTCGGGTAACATGCCCGCTGAGTACGCCGAAGGCGATTTGACCAACAACGAGCTTAACAAAGTGTCGTTGCGCGACGGTTTCCACAAGAAAAAGTTGCTTCAGACGGACGATGAGTACACCCGCGAACACAACGACGCGTTCTACGACGACGTCGGCGGTTTCGTTGAGCGCAACAACTATTTGGATCGGATGTAAGCCATGCCTATCATCGGCGTAAACCCGACCGCTCCGAGCAACGCATCGCCTTTTGCGACCTGCGCTTTTGATCCGACCTCGGGACTTTATTACAGCCCCGGTTGCGCCAACTACACCGCCATCACGACCGCGGGCACAAGTACCGTAAAAACGGGCGGCGGGATTTTCTACGGATTTGTCGCTGTTGCCACCGGAACGGCGTTCACGATTACCCCGTATGACATTTACGTCAGCGTGACGGGCACGACCACGTCCACAACGACGACTCAGCTGTACGCGACCAGCACGACCGGCGGCGCGACAAGTTCGATCAATATCACCGCTGGCGCTGCGGGAGTGCGCGTCAACAATTCTTTGGTGGTTGTTACCACTGGCACGGCTGGCCAGTGGAACGTGTTGTGGGACTGAGGAGCAAACATGATTGCGAAGGACGAATTTACGGCTGACGGCACGCGACTGTTCAACCCGAGCAAGCCGCACGGCAGCGTGTACGGCGGCGGCCCCGAAGACGGTCGCTGGGTTCAGGATGGCATCGTTTACGGTGGCGATCGCAAGCCGGTCGGTTACGTCGAGCCGGCACCTGCGGAGCCGAAAACGCTGAAGCTGAAGGGCTGAAGCCAACCGGATCACAGCCGGTGACATGGGACCGGCCTAGCGCCGGTCTTTTCAATTAGGGAGTGGGGAAACATGGTGTGGAAAGCAGACAATCCGCAGGGTAACGAGTCAGGCAAGATCCGTTGGGAGTTGGTCAAGTGGACGCGTGGCCGTGGCCTCGATGTAGGCTGCGGCGGCAACAAAGCGTTCCCGCACATGATCGGCGTCGACAACGGCACCGACATTCAACTTTTTGGCCACCAGTTCAAGCCCGACGTCTGGATCGACGATGCGGCGGACCTTCGCATGTTCGCGTCGGACAGCATGGATTTCGTGTTTTCGAGCCACGTTCTCGAACATATCCCGTTTGACAAGGTCGTCAAGTGCCTCAAGGAATGGCTGCGCGTCATCAAGAACGACGGCTACCTCGTGCTGTACCTGCCCGACGAGACGCTGTATCCCAAGGTGGGAGAACCCGGGGCCAACCCGGACCACAAGTGGAACGTCTCGTACAAGCTGCTGGTCGACTTGATGGAAAAGGCCGGCCATTGGGATCTGGTCGACTGGCAGCGCCGGGACCAGAACGACGAGTACAGCCTCTTTTTCGTGTTTCAGAAAACGAGAAAGGGCCACGCGTTTTCGTGCATCAAGCCCAAGTTGCAAGTCAAGCGGGCCGCCGTGGTCCGTTACGGCGCGTTTGGCGACATTGTCCAGGCATCCTCGATCTTCAAGGGCCTCAAGGAGCAGGGCTACCACGTCACGGTGTACTGCTCGCCCCCGGGGTCCGACGTGATCCTGCACGACCCCAACATTGACGAGTTCTACTATCAGGACAAGGATCAGGTGCCCAACCACGCGCTCGGCGCATTCTGGGATTACCAGAAAGCCAAATACGACAAGTGGGTCAATCTGTCCGAGTCGGCTGAAGGGACGCTTTTGGCGCTCCCGGGGCGGTTCCTGCACGGCGTGCCGCCGAAACTCCGGCACAAGCTCGCCAACGCCAACTACCTTGAGCTGCAGCACGACGCGGCGGGTGTGCCCCACAAGCCGCAGGTCAAGTTCTATCCGACGGCTGACGAGGTCGCATGGGCGCAGCGCACCCGCGAGGCTATGGGCAAGTTTGTCATCGTTTGGTCACTGGCGGGCTCGTCGGTACACAAAACGTGGCCGTTTGTGGACAACATCATCGCGGCTTTGCTGATGGAATTTCAGGACCTGCACATCGTGCTGGTCGGTGGCCCCGCCGGGGTGCTGCTCGAGCAGGGTTGGTTCAAGGTGGACGACAACGGCCAGCCGGTGCGCACGGATGCCGGAAAAAAGATCCCGTCGGACCCCCGCGTGCACCCGATGTCGGGCGACTGGTCGATCCGCCAGACCATGGCGTTCAGTCAGGTCGCGGACCTCGTCATCGGCCCCGAGACGGGCGTTCTCAACGCTGTATCGCATGACGATATGCCCAAGGTCGTTTTTCTGTCTCACTCGAGCCACGAAAACCTGACTCGGGATTGGGCAAACACCCACGTTCTGATGGCCGAGAACACGCACTGCCCCGGTCGCGGTGCAAACGAGGCGCCGGCCTGTCACCAGCTGCACTACGGCTGGGACCATTGCAAGAACGCGGTCGGCGAAGACGGCAAACCGTCTGGGATCGCCCAGTGTCAGATGGACATCACCCCGGAACACGCTCACCGGGTCATCTGGCACGTCATCACTCAGGCGCTTGAGCGGCGCAAGGCGGCATAAATGGCAACCTCTGGCACATACGTCTTTACCGTCACGCGTGACGACATCATCCGCGAAGCCATGCTCAACATTGGCAAGCTGGACGTATACGGCCAGATCGACCCGTCGGAAACCGCCGATTGTGCCCGCAAGCTCAACATGATGGTGAAAACGTGGATGGGTCGCCTCGACTACGCTCCGGGCCTCAAAATGTGGACGCGGCAGCGAGGCGACCTGTTCCTTTCATCAAGCCAGTACCGGTACAACCTTGGCCCCACGGGTGACAACTGGGCCGGCGGCTGCACGGCACTGCCAGGGCAGAACTACGGCAGCGACCAGCTGTCGACGGGTGCCGCCGCGGCTGCCACGACCCTGTTCACCGGCGTTGGTTCCACGGGAAACTTCACGGCGGGCGACTACTGCGTGGTCCAACTTGACAGCGGCGACATCTTTTCGACCACCATCACGGCGGTCAACGCCGG